ACGTAGAGAACAGGGGTTCGAGTCCCTTACGATCCACCAAAGCTGACGGAGGCCGCAGGTGCAAGTCCTGCCTACCGCGTCAAGCACCAAAGCAGAAGCCCTAGCGGCTGGCGCGGTGTGCGGTTGTAGCTCAGGTAGCAGAGCGCCGTAAAAAGTTGGAGGTCGTAGGTTCGAATCCTTCCACCTAGCCTTTAGGCTGGGTGTAGCTCAGTTGGATAGAGCGCCAACTACGTTTCAGTAGCACAAGATTCGACACACGTTTCCTGACTTCCCTTAGCGGGGAGGCAATATAACGATGACGCACACAGCGCGTTCGGTCAGGCTTGATGTCGAAATTCGCCCCGCCCCGTATCGGAGGCGCGAATGGGTAATGCTTAGCGGAGGTGTAGCTCACGACTACCGCAATTACCGAAGCCACACCGCACTCGTTTGAGGCGGGGCTGTGGTAGCAACGGTGTGAGGTTGATCATCTCCACGTTGCACGCGACACAGCCACTCACGGAGATATCCGCACGAACCTGTAGTCGCATTAGGGGAGTTACCTGTCCCCCAAAACTTGTAAGCCCTCCAACAATTGCAGCGCAATTGTGAGGCTGGTAACAGGACATTTCTAAGCAGTATCATAACCCACTTCCTAACCGAAGTGGGTTTTGTCGTTTGTACGCGCAGAGGCCGCGCAGCAATATGCCTCACTCCTATCTTGCCCGAAAGTTAACTCAGAGCGGTGGGCTTGTGGAGTAGCAACATGAAGGCGTCTTCGTACTTGAAGGGTTTGTACAACTTTTACAACTATAGGTACTTCAACAATGAACTGCCCAAAGGAACGAAGTTGTACTTTGTTTCCAAAATAGGCAAGAGTAAGAGCCCAGAAAAAAGCAACTGCGCATCGACATACTTTTATGCAGACGAGCCCCCAGTTATCTTCATACAGAAAACCAAGGTAAAGTCCATGCGTTATGTAGTGGCAGACTTGCTACATGAAATGGCGCACGTTGCAAAACCCAGAGCAGAGCACGGGGAAGTCTTTCAGCAGGAAATGAAACGCCTAGCGAAAGCAGGGGCATTTCAGAACGTGTGGTAAAAATAAAAACTTAGGAGACTCAGATGAGCATTGAAACTGTAATTGAAGGTGAAGTGAAGGCCGTGGAAACCAAGGTCGAAACCGTTGCGGAAGCAGCTGTGGCGAAGGTTGAAGAAAAGATCAAGGCTGCGATTGTGGAGATTAAAGCAGAGGAGCAACTCGTGCTCCGCAATGCGGAGTTGGAATTCCTTAAAAGCCAGATGGAGATACAGCGTCTGAGCAAGATTGCTGAAGCCAAATCGAAGGAATATACAACGTATGTCGAGCAATTGTTTTTGAAGTACGGTGTCACCAAGGCCGAGTATGTATTTGACGGTGTGGTGAACTCTTTTAAGAAACTTTAAAGAATCGCTGGACTAATTACCCAGTGCAGAGCGGGGAGTGCCTATATCACTCCCCGTTCGAACTATATAGGAGTTAAAATGAAAACACACTGCAAACGTGGACACGAAAGAACGCCAGACAATGTGAATAACATTGGGGCGTGCATAGCGTGTTTGAAGTTAAAGAACGAAGCAAAACGTGGTAAGCGTAAACCAAACTCAGAGTACATGAAGAAGTATTACTCTGAGAACAAAGAAGAACAATTGCAAGCAAGCAGGAAACGTTACAAAAACGATTCAGAATTTCGTACCAAATCAGTAAAGCGCTCCCGCAAGTCTGCGTTGAAGAAACTAGGATGGACTCCAGAATCTGTAGAGGAAACTAGGGAGAAGCAGAACAACTGCTGTGCTTTGTGCAATAAACCCTTTGAAGCAACCCCACATGCAGATCATGATCACCTCACAAACCTTCCTAGAGAACTTCTCTGCGGTACATGCAATCAAGCACTAGGCATGCTACAGGAAAGTCCCACACTATGTGAAGCTGCCGCAGTTTATCTAAGAAAGTGGGGAAAGTAATGGCAGATTCAGAACCTAAGCCTTTACCACAAAACCCTCCTGAAGGCACGTCGTTGGTAATCGTAAGAACCAAAGAGGGTGGACTAAGGGAAATGATACGTAGCGAGAAGGGCACCTTCGTAAAGAAGTCAAAGCCCCTTATCCCTACCATAGAGTTTACCCGTAAGGAAAGAAAGATTCTGTATGGCCCCAACAAAGATAAAGAGGGCATGACAGAACACGAAGTATCTTTTAGAAACATCCTACGTATCTCGCAACTCGAAACCTCGGACCCCAAGTTAGCAATGGCGGTGGTGAAGGCGTACGAGATTGTGATGAGACGTGCGCTGGGCAAAGAAGCGTCATCAGAGCAAGACTTAGACAGGATTACGACTCAGCCTGTGAAGACAATCATCGTGGTGTCACCAGACTTAATGAACCCCAAAGTTGTGGATGCAGATCAAGCGGTTGTAAAACCCAAGCAGCCATCCTTTGCAGAGGTACTAGGTGTAATCACGAACGAGAAAAAGAAATAGAGGCAACTCAGTGCCCCGAAGAAAAATCGTAGATGCAGTAGAGACAAAGCCATATTTAAACACAGATGGAACACTGAATTTCGACAAGATATTCAGATTCCAGCCGAAGCAGACAGAACTGATACGTAATGTTATGCGTAATGGTAAGGTGTACTTGCAACCTGCAGCAGGACAATGTTTAAGTACGGGCGGTATCCGCTCAGGTAAAACTTGCGGATGGCTCATGTTTTTTGTGATGCACTATTGCCTACAATGGGAAGGGTGCAACCTTCTAGTTCTGAGAAGAAATTTTAAAGAACTGGAGAACGGAGCCATTGCAGATTTTCTCACCTTCATGCCGAAGGAACTATACACCTACGACTCCACGAAGCACGTTGCTACATTAACAAATGGATCACGTGTAGTATTCGGACACTGCCAGAACAATAAAGACCGAGACATCGAGCAGTACCTAGGGCAGGCTTACCCCGCTATTCTGGTTGATGAATGTGGTCAGTTCTCGCCGGATGCATGGATGATGCTGTTCCAACGTAACATCGTCAACCCAGCTTGCCAACGGGACGATCACAACAATCTCCCGATACCAACCATCGTAGGGTGTACGAACCCGTTGGGTCCACACTACGAATACTACCGCACGCTGTTTGTTCAGAAGGAACCATGGAATCCAGGCGAGGAAGCCAAGCGCGATCCCGTGGATGGAACATGGTGGACTAAGGAATCTGGGGAGTGGAGCAAGATTTACGACCCAGACGAGTACGCCTACCAACGCTCGACAGTTTTTGATAACCCAGAACTGCTCGCACGTGACCCTGGCATCGTTACACGTTTGATGTCAATGCCGAAGGCGAAGCGGGACAAAGTTCTATACGGGTATGACGGCGTAGCAGAAGGACAGTACTTCGACTGCTTCGACCCTTCGTACCACGTAATAAATTTACGAGAAGACCCCGAGGCTATCATCTGGCAAGACTGGCAACCGTGCTGGGCCGGAGAAGACTGGGGTATGCAGCACGCCAACGCCACGTATTTGTTTACGAAGGCGCTGGTTAAGGACTCAGTTGGAGACAACTACAGACTCAAGACTGTTTGCTTTCAAGAGATTGTTGTAACGGGCGGCAAGACGATGGACGAGTTGGCCTCGATCATCAAAGCAAAAGCACACTTGCCAAACGGAAAACCAATCGCACTCAAAGCAATTTACTTTTCTCACGAAAAGTTCAACAGACAGATGGACGAACGCACACCTGCGAATGAGTACTCACGAGCATTGAAACTTGTGGGCTTACCGCCAGTTACACGAGCGACACAGGACCGCATTGGTTCTGCATCGCTGATGTATAACTGCATCAAGAAGGGCGAAATTGTAATCCTCGACACTTGCAGGGAGATAATCCTTGCAATCCCGTCGTTGATGCGCGACCCTAAAGTGATGGACGATGTGCTGAAGGTCGATGCCAAAGGCGACGACTGCTACGACGGTTTCCGATACGGACTGTACGGACACCTCGGAGCAAAGAAGAAGCCTGAAGCACAGATCGAAGCAGAACGAGTCGCAATGTTGAAAAAGACTGACCCACTAGCTGCCCACTTCCTCAAGATGAAACTTGATGCGGAGAATGAGAACAAAACATCATCGTTCAGACAGGCCGAACAGCCTGTGTGGCAAAGCAAATACGATAGTCAATAGGAGGACTCAGCATGAGCATCGCATCTAGCGTTCGTGGTTTCTGGGACGACCTGTTCTACTCTGCACTGGTAGACCGCTTGGAAACTGACTTGCTACTGGCGCGTTCTGATTTGCAACAAATGAGGCAGGACAAAGATCAAACTATAGCTGAATTGCGCTCTGAAAAAGCACAACTCACAGCTACAGTCGCACTTTATCAGATGAACATCAACCAGCGCGTAGGTATTGACCCCACGAGAAAACGTGCAGAGAAGCCCAGCTTCGCCAGTTTCACATCACCTAAGGTGAAAACCGCTTGGCAAGCAGAGCAAGAAGAGCACGACACACGCATTGAAGCCGAATTAGCAGAGGAAGCGGCAACCGCCGCCAAGGTGTAAGCATGGCAGAAGACAAAGAAGAGAAACTTGGCGAATTATGCCACGTCGCAATCTGCGTTGTGGAGAACGGTTACAAAATCAGTTGCCAGTATGAACATGAGCCGTCTCTATCAGAACGCAAAGGTTGGGTTCCTATGTACCCTAGTGAATGCAAAGATTACGTTGAGAAAACGAAGGCAGCCGTCATTGAACGGTTGAAGAAAGTTCTATAATTCGGCTCTGCCGAAGAGGAGTTTCATAATGTACACAAGCAAAACAGGGAAGAAATTCGGCAGTTCTTTTGCGGGAAAGCACTATGATGAAAATCACAGTGAAGATGGTATGCACTCTGAAGCACCAGAGCACGAGAAATCTGAAACCCCAGAATTCGAGGCTGGTGAGCAGGAAGGCGCTAAGGAACATGAAGGCGTCGAAATGAACGAAGGCAAAGAACACAATGGTGAAACAAACGAACGTGAAAACGACGAGGGCGATGAGCAGCACGAAACTCACCCAGTAGTTGCAGAGCACGGTCCAGCAACTAAAGTTGTGATTCATCACGACGAAAAGTCTGGACGCCACACAGTCACTTCGCATCACGCCGATGGACATGTCCACATGAATGTACACGAGCACGCCCACAAGGCGCACAGTGAGGCACGTGAACTGGCTAACGTTCCACCTGCTGGCAAAGAGGAGAATGAAGAGCACAAAGGTTTCAATCACGACAGCAAGGGACAGCAAGGCGCACCGTCTGAAGAAGATGGATTCGCCATGCCAAACTTAGTCTAAGGAGCGGTCATGCCGTTTGCATCGAAGGCGCAACAGCGTTTTCTGGAGGCCAACCCAGACAAAGTTGGCGGCAGGGGAAAGTTGAAAGAGTGGGAACACGCCACAGACTTCAAAACTCTGCCAGAGAAGAAAAAGGCTCCCGGCTTTGGGAGGAAGAAGAATGGGTAAGTTTGCATTCTCGATCCTGAAGGAACCTAAGACTGGATACCAGTCGCATCACCCCGGCAGTTCGGAACATTGCTTCAACTGCTCAAAGTTCAATCGTAAGGAAAGTGGATGTACAGGGAAAAAGATGAAGGAACTGTCTAAGTTGCCACGCCTTGCAAATGGCGATGTAAAAGTCCATGCAGTTGCATACTGCAAGTTCTGGGAGAAAAAGTAATGATTGGCATTGGTGCTCCAAAGAAGAAACCAGCAGTACCTGCAGAGACGGCCTCACTGGACGCTACCCAGATACCTTCATGGATGGCAGGCGAAGCGCCCACTCCAGCACCACGCCGCAAGAAGCCGCGTATTGACTCTGGTGGGCAACTAGTAAAAGGAAGCATGAGGGCAGCATGATAGGACTTGGAAAAAGACCAAAGTCAAAGTTGCCTGAGCCATCTACGAACACGAAGAACACAGGCAAACAAGATTACATGGCGGAAGTCATGGGTCTTAAAAAGAAGTAAGGAGTACCATGGCAGACGACATTTCAGAAGTTGTAGGGGCGGGGACAGAAGGCAAGGGCGGGTCTGAAGCCCAGCCTGAAAGCCCTAACGATAGTCCCCTAGGCGTTTACGCTCCTTTTCCTTACAGCCCAGAGCCGTTTGCTGAGTTGAGCGACAAGGCACGTGGTACGCTAATTTCGCTCGATGACCTCTGCGCAAAAGCAGACGTTGCCGCACGTCGCATGGAAGTTGAGCAGGCGTGGGAAGC